CTGCAAAATGCATCCATTTCTCTATTTCCCAATTATCTGGTACTTTAGCTAAATCAAGTTCAAAAATTTTACCATAGTTTGTGGCAATAGATTTATTTGTTCTATCCCATATAACATCATATAAATATTGGTAGTTTTTCATTTTATCTACAAGTGACACTGCTCTACCTTGGTTGGTATTATATACTTCTCCTATAATCCCAGGACTACAAAAAGATGGATTAGATACTTTATTATATTGTACTTTTTTAGGTTTCATTTGAATATAAATATCCTTACCTAATTTAGTACCTTCCCACCATTCATTAACCCAAAGATTTTTAGACTCTTCTCCTCTAGTTTTATCTTCTATATACTCTTCAGATCTGTATTTATATTCTACATCTCCAAATTCATCATAATATTTTACTTTTTTAATTTTCTTTAAAGATTTCCAATAAACTCTAATAACTCTAATGTTACCATTTTCATCAGTATAATCTGAACCAAAATAATGACCATTAACTTCTGCTAAGTTAAACATAGCATCTAAACCTCCTGCAGGTCCTCCACCATGTCCTACATAACCATCTCTAAGTAATACGTGATTATTATCATCATCAGTGTAACTATTATTAGTTCTTTTAGTAGAATAATCCATTATGTAATCAATATCATCAGGTTTTAATTCCTCATAAAATGTATCAACAATTCTACCAGGATTCCAATGATCTTCTAATATAATTAAATCAGAGTCTTCAATTTTTTCTGACTTACCACTTCTTACACAATGTACTTTTAATGGATTAAGTTTTTTTAATTCTGGCTCATTAGAAACTATATCTATTTGATATATTTCTTCTGCCATAATTAAAGCGTCTTTAAATCCATTATTAAATGTTCTTTTAAAATTTTGCTCACTAGAATAATGTTGTAATATTTGTGTAGCTAATCTCTCTCTAATATCTTGGTAGTCGTATTTAAGAAAATCTTCTAATTCTTTATATTTTTCTTCTAATTCTTCTTTGCTATAATTTCTTTCAAAATAAGAAATCATTTTTTGTTTAAGTTCTTTTTTAAGTTCTTCTTCTTTAGTAGAAATAGCATCATGATTAGTGACTAATACTTTATAATCAAATCTACGATTTATTTCTTCACCTAATAATAAATCTACTTTAGCATTCATTACTGGATGATGAGGTATATTATCAGGAATAAAAGATGCATCAATTTGATGAGGATTTACAGTATTATGTAAATCTCTAATATCTACTATACCATTATATAAATTAAGATTTATAATTTTATTTTTTAAAGTTTGACGTACTACCTCATTATGATAAAATGAAAATTTATCAGCTGCATCAACATTATCTTTTCTCCAAGATTTTGTTTTTTTGCTATAAGGCAATCTTTGTCTAGGCTGTTTTTTATTATGTATAACACTCATATGTTTATTGTATATTATGCAAATATAATATTATTTATAATATTATAAAAATATTTATATATAAATTTTATTATTTTTTATGATCACTCATAGCTGAATTAAAATCTTTATCTATTTTACTTGAAAAATTTTTAGAGAAAAAAGGATCATCTGATAGCTGATTTAGTTTCTTTTGTTTATTTTCTTTTGCTTGTTGGTTTCTTTTTTTTCTTTCTTCTCTAAGTATCATTAACATACCCATAGAAGAAATTCTATCAAAGTTACCATCTGCATTCCATTTAATAGCCTCTTCCAAATACCCAAAACTTCTAACTTTATGTAAATTCCATAAATTATCTTCTCCATAAGCATCCGTCATCATCCATTCAGCTTGTAAATCTCTACCTAATTTATTTATAGCTGCACTAGCGTGTGTCCCTTTAGTTTTATTGCCATACTGAGCTTTAGGAGTAGTTAATTCCATATCTTTTAGTATTTGTGGAGTATCACATAACAAATATAAACAATTTCTATTTTCAAAGTAAGCAAATAAACCTTTTAAATTACTTTCATAATTAGCTTGTGCATTATAAAACTGTAAAAGTTTCATAGTATTATTATAAGCAGTTTTAGCTAATTTAGGTCTTGCAGTGTACTCTGCAACAATTCTATCTGTCCATGTGTCCATTATAAACATAGAATATAAAGAACTACCTTTGTCAGAGTCAATAGGATCAATTCCTGCTATATACCTTTCTCTAAATACTACTCCTTCTCCATTTTTTTTAGGCATTTCAAAAATTTCAACAGCACCAGTCTTATCTGCTGTAGCTAAATCATATCTTCTAATAGGATGTAAATCAGAATTTACTTTCCATTTTATATTTCCTTCATTGTTTACTACTAATTCTCCTACATAATGATTGGAAACAAAATCTTCTTTCTTTACATATATGTTTTCAAAGTATTCTTTAATATCTGATACTGGAAACACAGTACCTTCTGTTCTCATAATAGCTTCTTGCGGAGTAATAGGTTCTTCAGCCTTCTTTTGAGTAATAGAAGAAGAATCAGATGAACTATATTTTACTTTAAACCTATCTAAACAAACTTCTATTAATGCTTTAATAACATCAGGTTCTCCTAATTTTTCATCATAACATTTATTTCTATTTAAATATGCTCCCCAAAAAAATCCACATTTTAATTCTTCATTTGCATTTTTATCAAATACATTTGGTATTCCTAATATGTTGTAAGCTCTAGGACTATAAAATAATTTTTCAGATCCTTCAAAAGAAGCTCCTTCTACACCTCCTGTTCCTCCTGCTAACATAAAACCAAATGATACTCCACCATCTTCTACTGCTTTTCTGTTTATACTCCAAGCTTTTTCTAAATTAGGGAATAATCCATCTTCTTCATAATGTATAAGTGGACCCCTTACACCCCTTGCTTTGTCAGGGTTATCTTTTAGTGACACACCATATACAGATGATAATAATCCTTTTCTAGATCCATATTCATCTTCAAATCCTAACTGAATTTCCATTGCTTTTTTACCATCAATAAGTCTCATTCTAGGTAAAGGTGTATGTTCAGCTATCCAGTCTAATGTATCTAATACTTTACCCCATATTCCTTTATCTCCCGATAAAAAAGTTTTTTCAGATGCTAAATGAAAATTAGGATTACCAGATCCAGGATAACAGTACATATTTCTAGGACTCCATGCTCCTGCTTTAAAACTAAATCCAACTCCTCTAGTTTTTAATAGTTTACCATGTTTACCTTCTTCTTTAGCTTGATTAACATAATGAAAAAACAAATAATCACCTAACCAAGGTTTAGGAAATTGCCTTACTCTATTACTTTTCTTTTGTCCCTTTGAATTTGGATCTTTTTCTGATAGCCAAATAGGTGAGTAGTTCCAATAAAAGTACAACTCCCCAGGAATCCATTCTCCATCAGGTCTAACTACACCTTCTTTCCATTTTTTTACTTCTTCTTTCCAAAATTTAGTATAATCAGATTTAGGATTACCATTAGGTATAATATTAGTATATTTACCATTTTCTTGAAAGAATAAGGCTTTTTCTCTGAAGTAATCCATATCCTCTAATATATGAGGATTATTTAAATATACTTCTCTTCTGCCATCTTCGTATTCTATTTCTTCATTATCATCATTAATATAAGTCATTACAGGTCTATCTTTAATATAACCACGTATTTCTTCTGGTTGTATAAGATTGTTTATAAACTTTACATTTGTTATAAACTCTATAATGTCATCATAGACCTCTTTAGGTAAATTCTTTTTTAATTCCTTATTTATAGGTGTTTGGTATTTATTTGTTTTGTATGTCATATGGACTTGTTATTAATGCTCCTGATGAAACTAATGTTTTGGCTACAGATATAGAATTTTTTAAAGCTGTTTTAAGCACTTTGGATGGATCTATAATATCATCAGTATCTATTTTACTTAAATCTGTGCCATTTTCTTCTAATTTTTTAGAAGGAAGTAAAAATATTTCAGAAAACATTAAATATTGATATTTATTGTATAAATGTTTTAAAAATTGTCCTCCCCCTGGTAAATATCCTTCATCTAAGGCACAATTAACAGCCAGTACTGCATCTTCTACTCTATCCTTACGTTCTCTACTTTCTATATTAGAATTACCTCCTACACGTATTGTAACTGTTTTATCTGTTAATTTTTCTAACCTAGATTTAAGAGTAGTTTGACTTACTTCATCATTTGCTTTTTCAATAGAAGATTTTAACTTTTTAATCCTAGCTTTAATTCTTTTATTAGGAGTACCAAATAGTGTAATCTTATTAAAGTCTACTTTTACTTTTTGAGCTGTGCCTCCTATATAAAATTTATCTGATTTATTAATATCTAAATATTCTATAAGATCCTCTAATAGTAATCTCTTAAAATCAGACATTCCAGGAGCTTCTATTAGTATAATTTTGTTATTTCCTTTATTAAATAAATTTACTTTTTCAATAATATGATTATTAAAAGAATGTGCAATTATTAATATATTTTTGTCTTTATTCTTAGTAATTTCTTTAGTAATTTCTTTTGGAAAAGATGTAAATTTATCATTTACAATAATTGTAAATAAATTATTATAAACTCCATCTTCTATATTAAAATTAATAGATTTATTTTTACGTTCTATAATATAACCATCTTCTTTTTCAATAGAATCTTTTAAGTTGATATCTTCTACAATTTTTATATTGTCAGAATATTTATATGCTTCTAAAACTAAATCTACTATACTAGAGTCACCATTTGAAGATACATTAGTAATTTTTTTAATAAAACTTTCTTTATCTTCTTTTATTTGTTTTGATTTTAATTGTATTTCTGTTAATATAATTCTTTCTAATTTTTCTAACTCTTTTCTGACTTCTCTAATAGATTCACCCTCTCTTAATAGTTTAATAGATTCCAAAATAAAAAAACTACAAAATAATAATGAAGTAGTAGTGCCATCACCTGCTTCATTTACAGTCTTTTCTGCAACTTCTTTAATTATGTCAGTTATTACTTTCTTTTGCGAGTTTACAAAACTAATGGCATTGAGTACAGATACTCCATCTTTAGTGATATAACTATTTCCATTATAATCTTTAATAATAACTGTACTTCCATCTGGACCTAATGTGCAGGTGACAGCTTCTCCTACTTCTTGTATTGTTTCTATTAGAAGTTCATAATAACCTTCTTTTAACAATACTTCTTTATTAAATTCCCTCTTCATATAAATTATATTTTCTACTTCCTTTTGATTTACCTTCTAATGTTTCTTTTTCTTTTACTACTTCTTTGTATGCTTCTTTTAAATCTGCCATTAACTTAGGTACTTTCTGTACTGCAGTTGTAATCTTAGAAATGTCATAAATAGGACTTCCTTTTACATCTCTTTCTTCTAATAGATATTTTGTTTTTGCTAAATAATTACCTACGTCAGAAGCTGCTGTTAATGAATTCATATATAATTTTTCTACTACAGTAGTACTAAGTTTTTTGTATAAGTTAATTGCTTCTTCTAATTGCTTATCTATTTTCCAAGAATCTTTCAATCCTACTTCTTTTTTTACTTCTTCTATTTTCTCTTCTTTATCTAGTATATAATTAAAATCAGATCTAATATCAGAATAATGAAATACAAATAGCATTTCTTTAGTAGCGTTTACTTTATTTTTAGTTTTATCTCTATCTAAAAGTTTTTTAAAAGTTTTTAGTCCCCAAACTTCTTCAGGGACTGTCAACTCATAGTCTTTAAATTCTACTAGCTTCATTATTTAAATTTTTGAAGTGTATTAAAAATAAAAGTTGCTTCTTCTATAGAAAAACAACCTTTCTTATTAGCATGATTCAATGCAGAAAAAATAATTTTATATTCTTTACTTGTTTTTTCACTAAGTTCAGCTTGTTCAAGTAAATTATTATCTTTTTCTGTTTCTTTTTCTTCCTTTTTGCTCATAGTTTTAATTTTATTTGTTTTTATTAATCTCTTAAATCAATTGAGTGAATAATATCATCTGAAATCCTTGCCACTACTAAATCTTCACTTAATTCAAATGGTAAAGCATTAATAGTAGGAATCTTTGTTGTTATATCATTAGGATCTTGGATATACTTAGTCATTTTATCAGGATCTAACAAAACTTTCATTCCTGGCTCAATATCTTGTACTCTTCCTCCTACAGCAATTACAAATTGCTCTTCTTTAACATATTGTTCTTCTAAAATGCTTTCTTCGTCTTCTTCATCAGTTGATTTGTTCATTGTAATGTAAACAAAATTCTTTCTTGGTATCAATGGAAATGTTTCTAGCATTGATACTACTTCGTCTTGTGTTAAATTTTTCATATTACTTATTATTTATGTTATTTAGATAAATCTTCCCTATTCTTTTAAAATAAAATACTATATTATTAAAATTGTATTTGTTATCTTTATTTAAATTATTATTGTTTAATTCTTCTATTTTTTCCTTTGCAAATCTAAATTGACTATTAACTATTTTATCTATTTCTTCATCGTTCAAATTATTTTCTAACCCTAGGGTATGTTTATATTTTTTTAGCTCTTTATTCTTCATTTATTATATTAAAATTATAAATTAATTTAAAATTATTTGCATCTTTTTCTATCTGTGGTATAAATAATTTTGATAGTTGATTATTTACTACTATACCTTTTTTTCTAAATATAGTCATTGCATTTTGTAAAGAAGGATCTTTAATTCCTAACTCTTCTTTGATTTTCATTTTAATTTTATAATCAAATAATACTTCATTTATTATTCTTTCATTTGTAACTTCCTTTTTTAGCTTATAATATTCATATAAAAATAAAGATAATATATTTATTTGCTGATCAGTAAGTTTGTGAAAAATTTTAGTTAAATACAACCAATCCCTAAATAGCTTCTTTATAGTTGTATTTATGTTTGCTACTTTTATGTTTTTCATCTCTTTTACATTTTTCATTTTCTTTTATCATATCTTTTACTGCTTTTTCAAAAATCTTCATTCCTTTTGCACTAAAGTAATTCATTTTCTATGTAATTTAAAATTTTAGTAATACTAGTATTTCTATGATTGGCTTTTAAAGTATTATAACCTACTATATTACTATCTTCTAATTTTAAAGTACTATTGATACAGCTACGGCTTCCAATTGACTTATCAATTTGCTCTTTAGAACCACAAAATATTAATTTACTATCTTTACCTAATCTAGATAGCATCATTCTAAAATCTTCGTAATTTAAATCTTCATACTCATCTACAATTACTACAGAATTAGTATATGTAATCCCTTTAGCAAAATCTACTGGCAAAATTACTATATCTCCATCAGCAATCATCTTTTCAGTTGTTACTGGTGATTGCAACATATTAAAGTTATGTATAATAGGTGCAATATAAGGATCTAGCTTTTCTTTTACATCTCCTGGCAAATATCCAATTGTTCTTACAATAGGTCTGGTAATTACAATTTTATTAAACTCTTTTTTTCTAAAAGATGATAAAGCTATATAACAAGATAAAAGAGTTTTACCTGATCCAAAATCTCCATGAATAAAATTAACATCATTATAATAAAAATCAGTTACTGCATCTTTTTGTTCTTCATTTAATTTCAATTTAAACTTTGGTTCGTTTTTTAATTTTCTTTTTTCTTTATTTATCATTGTGAATTTTTAGATATTCATTAATATTAGGAAAGTTTTCAATCTCGTTTATTGCTCCACATCTCATGCAAAGATCATTTCCATTACTATCTTCCTGAATATTTAAACTATTGCAGTATTTGCAAGCTACTACAGGAATACCATTGTATTCTTCTTTATTTTCTTTTTTGTTTGTTTGGTTTGACATTTTCTAAACTGATTTTAATAGTTATATTATTTTTTGTTTCTGTTTTTTCTCTTTCTATTTCAAATAATAAAGGTTCTTTAACTCTATTTGATATATCTTCAAATACTTCTTCTAAATATCCTATTCCTTGTTTGAAATTATTTGTTTGTTTACTTTCCTTATTATACATATACTTCTATATTATTTTCTTTTTTATACTCTTCCCATTTTTCCTTACTCATAAGATCTGGAAACTTTTTACCTTCATTGCAAGATTCTTCTACATATATTTTTTTACTAGCAGTACACCCACAATGTTCACATTCATCATTGTTTGCTAAACATGTCTCCTTACATATAGAAGCTCTCCAAATTACTTGTTCTTTATAGTATGTAGGTAACATATCAAATTCATTTAGTAAAAATTTAGCATTTCCTTCTAAAAATGATTTAATCTTTTTTATTGTTATCTTCTGTCCTTTGTATTTCATCTTCTTTTAAATTTCTAAGGTTATTTATTAGTATAATTACTTCCATACCATCTAGTTCTCTAAGAGTAATCTTCTGAGCTTCTTTTTTCAATAACTCTTTATCATTAATATCTATATCAGGGTTTTTATTATATAGCTCTTTTGCTAAATCTGATAATAATCCTATTAATTTAAAAAACTCTTTTTCATGATATTTTACCTTCTTATGTAAATCTTTTCTTTTTCCTTTCTTTAAAAAATTACTCATTGATTACTATTTTTCTTGATGTTACAATACCTTTACTGTTTTTAGTCTCTTCAATTTTAGTACCTAACATAGTTGTTAATGCTTCTGCTATATTGTCTCCTTGTTGTGTAGTAACTTGAATCACACATCCAACTCCATCTACTTGCATAGCTTTAGTTGATTTCATCCATCCTTCATTGTTAGATGATGCTTTACTAATTAGTTTAAAAGTATCTCCATCTCCAAAGAATACGATATCTTTTACATTCTTCTTTGCAGCATTTACATCTGTATTCTCTAATGATTTTTTAGTTTCTTCCATAATATATAATTGTTCTATTAATATTTTTAATTCCTCTACATTTTTAATTTTACCTCTAAATAAAGTTTCTCTTTTAAAATTGTCTTTTGTTTTCTATTTTTGGTGTGTAATATTTGTTAGTCATGTATCTTAAATTGAATTATCTTTTCATTCTCTTTGTGATCTACTATCTCTATCTGTATAAGTTCTTTAACTTCTATGTCCTTTCTTATATCAGGATGTTGTCTAAGGAATATCTCTTTCTTAATCTTAATTCCATCTTCAAGAGAAACTCTATCTGTGTGTATAATGTATTCTTTTATGACCATCTTTTTTAAATGTATTTACTTTTTTTAATTCTCTTTTTTCTATAGTATAAGTATTAAATAGTCTAGTATTTAAATCTGCTACATATAACTTAATAAATGTTTTATTTATTATTTCATTATATTCAGTATATAATATTACATCCATATCTTCATCTCCTCTATATTTCTGTTGAAACGTATTGAAGTTATTTAGAAGTATATCTAAGTTCTTTTTTAAATCTTCTTCTATAGTAGTTACTGTATTATCTATCATTGTTAAGTTATAAAGTT